GTTCCTTTAGGAAGTTGTTTTATTTTTTAGTAGTTAACTACATAGAATAATTAGTTCTAGGCAGGAGTTAAGCCTCAAAAACTCGTGGCACAGGTGGGCGAATAATGTTAAAAATTTTTCGGTATTCGGCCATTGTGATAGCGGTTGGAGGTGTAGCATCAGGTGGATGTATAAAATGTGCGTAATTCCATTTTGGCTCATATTTGAGAGGGCCATTCCAAACTGAGATAAGTTTTCGGATCTCATGTATTGTTGGGAAGCGCGTTAGGTCTACGGTTTCAAAGTAGGCGTCTAGCATTTTAAATTGTCCGGGAAGGTGCTTTAGTATTTTATCCATTGTTAGTTGCGTTAGATCAGCAGCGTAAGGGAGGAATGTGTAATATACATCACGACAAAAGTCATGAAATGTAACATTCATTCCACATGCGGCGTAGGCGATGCCAATTGCTCTAGCTGACATGTACTTAAGATTAGGTCCATGTTCGGGGTAGCACAGTTGTGCTACTAGCTTAGGAAGTGGGCGGGTAGGCATTCCAAAATTGCAAGTATAGGATAGTGTTTCAATGCGGTTTCTCATCATTGTGATGACAGATTTACTCGTTGATAGCTTCATGTTATAGCGGTCGTTAGCGTAAGTCTCAAACCATTCAAGGAAACGGTGGAGGTGGCCAACTTGCCATCTGGTGAAGCCAGAGTTATCATCACCCATAATGAATAGGGTTATGTTGTGGATTGCGTGTTCGGGAATTCCGAATTCTAGGAGTCCGTCAATTATAAGGTATAGATTACCAAATGAATCAAGGTACTGTGTGTTGAACAAGCCGGAAGGTACGCCAGCAGTCGTTCGTAGATATGCAAATCCATCAGCGGTAGTAAAAACCATGTTGTTATACCAGGAATGCAGAAACTGGAGAAGTGAGTCCATGCGTTTAAACATTTTATCTGGAGTTAAGTCAGGATAATCAGGATACTCGTAGGTGGGTTGGTATCCGTGTGAGATTATTATTAGTGATTCGAGAAAATCGGTGTAATACAGGTCGGTGATTACACGCGGTAGGCGTTGGTCAAAATTAGACCAGTCAATGGTGAAGTATGACTTAAACTGTTTAGCAAGGGAGTCAAGATAATGATTTCCTCCTCTAATTGTTTCAAGTCCGTACATTATGCAGCAGTTCATGCTACGTGCCATTATTAAGAGAGGGAACGTTAACATTGCTTCAATGACTAAGAATAAGTCATCAACAGCGTAAACGGGTCTCTGTTTAAGATAGCCATCTCGATCTGAGATATGGTTTCGGGTGAATAGGATCGTGGGGTGCTCGAGAAAGAATTTCTTTATGCGTTGTTGTGCTTGATGTGGACTAATTTTCGTTGGGTCGAAAGGTAGTGAAAATTCTTTGATGCGGTGAACTTGTGTTCGTGCGATTTCGAGAAATGTATTAATAAAATATCCTTTAGACGTTGGACGTTCAGAATATTGTTCAGGATGCGCGTAGGCAGCGTGAGCTCTTGACTTATAGTGGTGTCGATTATAGTAGCCAGTTCCAGTGTGGAGTGGTAGTTTTGCGAATTGCGTGTCGACGAAGTGGACAGGAAGATATGGTTTAGTTCCAAGAAAATAGTGAATTAATCTTAGGACAGTATCTTTACGGTCAGGGTCAAGTGGTGATACATTAAGTTGTTCCTTATTGAAGTTTTCGAAAGTAGCGTCTGTAGTACCAAGTGGTCTAACATATTTATGGACGTATGCTTTATATTGTGGGTACTTTGTGTGGATTAAAAACTCGATTAGTGGATGAAGTTTGAATCCAGATTCAGGTACAGTGTCGGAAGCATAGACAGGGTTAGTTTCGTGGTATCTTATTGGTAACATCGTGATTCCTTTTTGTGGGAGACGGTTATTGGGAATTGTCTCAGGAAGGATGAACTTGAAAAATTCAAATTCTTTGCCATTAAGTTTGTCAGCGTTACGAAATGATTCTTCGGTTTGATGAGCGTTATGTTTGTATTCAGCGGTGAGTTCGTGCTCTTTATGAATATCTCGTGCTCGGATGAAGTCTCGTCGTAAATCAGCGTCTGTGGCGTCAGGATGAGGGAGAGCTGTTTCTTGATCATTGCGATTAAAATTTCGCCATTCAAGTTTCAGTCTAGTTAGTCGCTCTTTAAGGTAATTTCTTACATTGTTAAGGGACATACGATCAGTAAGTAGAAAGTGGAATTCTTTTCTTTCAAAAAGAATAAAACCAGGCAGGG